TTGTTCAGAACACCGCAGGGCGCGGCCGGATAAATGGTAGCGGCGGGCGGACTCGAACCGCCACGGGTTTTACCCCAACGGATTTTGAATCTAATGTCATGCCCATCGCCATGTGTAAGTGCTTGATTCATAAGGTTTCAACTACCCACCCCCGCATTCATTGCGTGGCTTAAACCACCGCTACGCCACTGTGGTGTGGTGTGGTGGCACTCTGCGGATTCACATCTTCTGTGGTTTTCACCTGCTCCAATGCCTTGATTGCGCTCACCAGATTATCGGGAGACAAGTGGGCATATCGCATGGTGACTACCACTGAACTATGACCAGCCAGCTTGGAGATGGTGGTGATGTCCACCCCTCGCTGAACCAGACGAGAACAGAAGGTGTGCCGCATGGCATGAGGTACGAACTGAGGGTCACGCATGAGGCCCATGTGGCTCCGTGCTGCGTCCCAATAGTGTCGTACCATGGAGTGAGTCCAACCCTCGAACAGGCGTCCCTCACCGGCTTCCTTGGCGCGTCTCTCGAAGACTTCTCGGGCGCGTTCAGTCAGCGGAATGGATCGGGCTTTGCCGCTCTTGGTTTCCCACAATGTTACCAGACCCTCAGATAAATCACGAACCTGAACCTTGAGGATTTCTCCCATCCGCATCCCGGTATCGACTCCGATCTTGATGATGTCCACCATGTCTGGCTTCTCGATCAGGGTCATGTAACCGATAAGGGTTTGCTCCTCCTGCTCGGTGATATAACGGATGCGATGTTCCGGTTCTTTCTTCCGGTCGATCTTCGGTTTCCGCACGATGTATCCCCGCTCGGCAGCAAAGGTCAACATCTTGGAGAGAGCAGACAGGCGGCGATTGATGGTGGCATCAGCGATACCTTCCCGCTCGAACAGGAAGACCATCTCGTCGATGCGCTGTTCGGTCACCGCACCGGGGGCCAGACGAGGGCCGAGAGCATCCACGCATTTCATCGCGTTGATACGGGAGGACTTCTCCGACTTGGCTCCCTTCCAGAATCGCTGGTAGGTGACCTCGAAAAGATCAGTCAGAGTCTGCGGCCCAGCCTTTACGCTACCGCTGTCCTCCGTTATACTCTCGCCCCGCATCAGTGCAGCCTTGACCTGAGCCTCCCATGCCTCGGCCTCTGCCTTGGAACGGAAGGACTTGCGGTGCCGCTCTCCTTTGTGATGAACGGTGGCTTGATAGCCGTTGCCTCTTGCTACTACTGGCATAGTTGTTTCTCCTGTTGGTTAGTAGTCTTGCCCGAGTGGTGGAATTGGTAGACACGCCGCACTCAAAATGCGGTAGCTAACGCTGTGTCGGTTCGAGTCCGACCTCGGGCACCATCACCCTTCCCAGTCGTTCGTCCAGTAAACGAGGATGTACCTGTCACCGGACTCCACCGGAGCGCCCCGGTGCAGAGACTGATGCCCGTTGAACAGCAGGGCGTGTCCCTTCGGAACTGGTGGGATGTAGTCGTAGGTTCTGATTCCTGTCCTGACATCGGTGCCTCCCCCGGTGAACAGCTCCGGTGCGAGGTTGATGACGGCGGTCATGTTGCTGTCGGTATCGTGATGCCACTCCGTAGACCGGGTGCCATCGGCGCTGTACCAAGCCAACTGGATGGACTCCACATGCTTGGGCACCTTGCCCCACAGCAGGAACATGATCTTGAACAGGGTCTGGTTGGCGAACTGATGGAGAGATCGGTGGAGGGTTGGGATCTCCCTACGCAGTACGATCTCGGGGATCTGATAGGCTCTGCCTTCGTTCTCGTTCGGACGCCACTCGTTGTCCGGGTTCTTGATCTCCTCTATCAGCAGGTCACAGAGATCGGGGTGAATGAGGGGGACTGACAGTGCCAGCCCATTGGCGTACCTCGGTAGGTTCTCGAACCACTCAAGGGCTGCCCGTTCGTGAGGCTTTAGGTCTTCCTCGTTGGGGACAGCCCCGAGAGTGGACTCCAAGTACCCGGCCAGACTGGTAAGCCCATCCCCTACCTCTGCGAGTTCAGGGTGGAGCCAGCCGTGGAAAGGCACAGCCAGCGCGGGGTTAGGTTCTCTTGCCATCGCTTCTCCTTCATGCTTCAAGTATCTCCAGCAGAGCTGCCGCTACGCGCTGACCCTTGGAGGTGAGCTTCACGATTTTCCTACGCCGCTCTGCTGGATCTTCAGTGGCGTACACTAGATCGTGACCCGGCTTGTTCAGTCGGTGGAACTTGGACAGGGCAGCGATGTTGCGGCTGCAAGATGACTGGCTGATTCCCAGTCGCTCACCAAGGGTTTTCATGGTGATGCCTTCCTCGTTGGCTACGGTCAGGAAGGTTGCGGCCATCTGCATCGGCATGTCAGGTTCGATCTTCCTGAACTCCTCAAGCATCTTCAGACCTTTGGCATACGCCCGTTTCATGGTTGGTTACCTCGTTACTCTCGAAGTGAGTTGTAGTGTCGTTCGTTACTGACGACGATGTGCAGCCTCCCGGCTACCCAGATTTCAGTATCAGCCATCTCACGTTCCCAGTCAAGCAACTTACCCGATACCGGGTTGTTGAGTACCTCGATGAACATGCTTCGGCCAAAAATCAAAGGGGGAACATAAAGCGTAAGTGCCATTTGTCCTGCGTACTCCATACTTCACAGCATAAAGCTGACACTGGTTGAAAGAATGACCCCGCTTCTATGCAGGGTCGTGATATTGTTGTGGCTGGATACGATAATTCAAGCGACAGATTTCGTCCAGCGAAAATCTAATGCGGACTGCTCCCCCGTACTCCTCACAGGTAGTACACAGTCACGGCTATCAGAATCAGGATCAGTACCAAGTCCATGCGATCCTCTGGGGAGGTCACGCGGCCATCCTCCCGCCAGTATTCACCGGCTCCTCGGTGTAAAGCACGGTGCCCTGTGAGGCAATCCGAATGACGTTCTCGGCGTTGATCCTGCGGAACCCACGGTCACGGACAGACCAGATCAGGAAGTAGTAGGTCTGGGTGCCCTCGCTGTCGAAGCGGTGGTCAGCGGGCCAGTCACGGAAGTTCACCCCTACCCGACCGTTGATGGTGCGGATCTCGCCGTTGTTCTTGCGGAAGGTGACCGTCAGGAAGCGGCCACGGGACTGCTCGATGATGGAGTCGATCAGAGTATTCAGCTTGTTCATGGTTGGTCTCCTGTTGTTGATGAATACCGGGAGTGATTCCCACGGAGGGCACCCGCAGATGCCCTCGATGTGAGCCACTAGGCGGCGTTCTTCAGCTTGTCCAGCAGGGTCTTGACGATGGCTTCGGGGCTTTCCTCCTCGTCTGCCTCGTCTTCACCGGGCAGCGCGGGCGGGAAGTTCCCCTGTTTGCAGCCATCCAGTAGAGCCAGCACACCAGACGGGAGGTAGAAGTGGTCACCATCTGAGTCCTTGCAGACCAGATCAGCCGGGGCACGAGTGGCCACATAGACCACCTCGAAGGGGCCGTACTGCACCAGACCAGCGAGGTCGATGCCGCACACTTTGTCCAAGATGCGCTCGATCACCACTTGGGCAGTCTTGGCGCGAGGGCCACCCAGCACATCGAAGTCGAAGCGAGTGCCCACAGGGAATTTCTCTGAGGCGTCAGCCTTGGTGATGATGTCGCAGGACTTGGCGATCAGCAGTTCACGGATTGCACGGGTCATCATGGTTCAGTTCTCCTATCGGTTAAGCAGCGAACAGTTCTTGCTGTTCAGTCATGGTTTCGGTTTGCACTTGGTAGCAGTGAACGTCCCTGTCCAGCAGGATCGCCAGACCGACATGCTTCACGGCTGTCGTGTGGTCGTTCTTCAGGGTGAAGTGACCGCAACGGTAAGGGTTGTAGGTAATCCGGGTTGCCCCGAGGGTGTGGTGGTAGCTCCCGATGTACGGGTAACGCCTCCACAGGTTGCTGTCGTCAGTGACGCACATCAGGTTGCCGGTCAGGCCAGCGTGTACGTTCTTGCGCTTCTCCCGCAGTACACGTTGACGACCAGCCTCGGAGACCTTCGGGCGAACGTCTGACAGGTAGACGCCTTTGGCGTGGCCGATCACTCGACCCTTGTTCTCACCTTCCAGCGCCTTGATAGACCAGCACTTGCGGTGCAGGTTGAAGTACACGAAGACCCTCATGCTGCGGCCTCCCTGTTGTCCTTCTTCAGGCCAAAGACCCGATCCATCACGGCCAGCGCCTCCTCGATGGACTTGCAGTGGATACCGGGAGCCGGACGCTTCGGGATGGGCTGGTAGGGCTTGGCTTGGGGCGTTGGCGCACCAGTTTTCCCTTCCAGTCGGTCGAGTTCGGCTTCCAGACGGCGCACCTCGGCCATCTCACGCTTCCATTGGCTGTAGTCGTCGCACATCTCAGCAGCGAGGCGCATCTGTGCGATGTCTTCTCGGGTCAAGGCCATTTGTCGTTCTCCTGTTGTTTGACCAGTGGGTTTACTCGGGGCCACTCGGGTGGAATGACCCCTGATAAACCTCCTGCATTGGTTGCGAGGGTGGATAGGATCAGGCAGCAGAAACCGCAATCAGGTTGGCGCGGTTGAACTTGTCGGTGTATCGCTTGGCGCGGGAGCCGTGAACGTCGATGACGATGGAGGCACCAGTACCAAGGGCACCAGAGCAAGCACGGCAGTCAGCACACTTCACGCCAGTCTCAGCGGGACAGACCACTTCCCCAGCCATGAGAGGCGCTTCGGGAGTCTTCACACGGAAGGTTCGACGACCGAACTTGTTGTGCATCTGGGCAGACTTGGGAGTATCAGCGGACACCATGCAGAAGCTCAGGATCTTTGAGTCGAACTTCGGGTGACCAATCTGGTGGGTGTAGCCTGTCCAGCCAGAAGCCAGACCAGTGACGTACTCCCAGACCAGTGCAGGTACAGCAGCCGGGTCACCGTAGGAACCCAGACGGATAAACCGACCGTTCAGGTAATCACCCACACCATCATCGGTAACGTGGGCGTAGGAACCCCGCTTGTACGCCTTCCAGACAGCCAGAGGCGCTTGGCCGATGTTGACGTAACAGGCACCACCCAAAGAGTGACGATGAGGGCAGCCACCACAGACGGAGCCGTCCTGTTTTGTCTTGCTGGCTTCCATGGGGTTGATGTCAGAACGCATGATCCACGTTTGCACCATATCCCCGGTCTTTTCGTTGCGGCTGTTGAGAGTGGCAATCACCACGATAGGCGCGTTGTCCAGTACAGACGGGCCTTCATACAGCACGATACCTTTAGGCTTTGCCATGATGATTCTCCTGTTGGTTGATTTAGTTGTGAGGGTGGATACATTCAGACGCACTGATACCGTCAATGCGCCTTGATGTAGCCACTCAGTATCCGAGTGCCTTCACTATTGGGCGGGACAGTACCCAGCCACCTACAGTGCATAGAGCTACGATTCCAGCGATCATTGGTTACCCTCCTTCGGGTTGGTTGTGAGAGTGGATACTAGCGGACGCACTGAGAGTGTGATCTGCCCAATGCGTCCTGTAGTATCTACTCAGACCTTGGATGCGAGCCGTTATTCCGAATTGTTAAAGAGCGTTGCCCTACTGGGCTGGTCACCTTGGCGACCTATCTGGTTGTGCATCTTATCCGAGGGTGGATAGTTTGTCAACCAGTTTTTCGACCGTCTCTCCTTTGACCGTTTCCAGTTACCCGGAGAGACCGCCGAAGGTAGTGTGGTAGAACCTTGCGCCCGGAACCCTTCTACTCCAGTGTTCCTACGGGACTACCTTTCGGCGTGTCATCTGGTTGTGCATCTTATCCGAGGGTGGATAGTCTGTCAACCCCTGTCGACCCCTTTCGGTGTGGGCGTTTGCCCTGTCGACGGGATGAATCATATGCGAGGATGGATACCAACGTCAACCCCTTTCGACGAAAAAATCAGAACTTTCTTGAGATTCCCTTGAGGATCAATCACTTAGCTGGGCTTGATGGCGAATCTTGAGGGCATGGCTTGCGGCTGCATCTATAGGGAAAGCACACCACTATATCTTGTGGTCGTGTCTTGAGGGCGATACTAGATGTTGTGTCTTGAGGGATGGGATACTATATCTTGTGGTTTGGCTTGAGGTGGAACTACTAGATATTGTGTCTATGAGAAAAAAATAAGAATGCACCACAAAAGACACAAAAGCCAAAACAAAAGCCAACCACCACCAGAACCCCGGCAGAACCACCACCAGAACCCCGGCAGAATCAGCCAATAGGCCAGCCATGGGATACACTATCCACCGCGAACCCTTACAGATCAAGCACTTAGCGGCATCTTGTGGCGTGGCTTGTGGTGTGGGCACCCGGCACCCGGTCAAATCGGCAGAACTGGCAGGGGGGCCGAGGGGGGATAAAGGGTGACGTAGCGCGTTATATACCCCCTCATATTTTTGGCAGAAATAATCGGCCTATGTCAATCCCCGGTGCGGGGCACATGGAGACCTGCCATGGAGGTGCAGCTTGAGGTTGAGACTTGAGGTGAGACTTGAGGCTGTACGACTGACAGAGAGCCAAGGGCTACAACTGACAGAGGGTCTGGTGTCTTGTGTCTGGTGAAGGGAATGATGATGGTGATGATGGTGTCAGGACAACTGACAGAGGACACAGGGAGGTACAACTGACAGAGAACCAAGAGAGGACTCTTATAGATACACTATAAGTTTCATCCTTTTCTTTCTTCTCTCTCCCCCCATAACTGTCACTTAATTGAACGTCAGGGATCTTGCAGGGATCTTGCAGGAACCTGCCTGAGTGAAACGAAGGAGGCGTCCGTACCTCCTCCGTCATCATTGGTCACACACTCATCCAAGTATCCACTTGAGGATCGTACCCCAAGACAGACTGGGAGAACTTCCTCAGCTCTGCCTCCAGAAGCCTCTCACGGTGGCTCTCAGCGGCTTTCTCGGTGTCCCTAGCCATCTGGTCTACCCAGTACGCAACGGCTCCTGCAAGGGCATCCAGACGGTCGTCGTGGGTCAATGCACCCTTGTCCTTGGTGATCCTCGTCATCTGGTAGAACAGACTGTACTTGGGATCTCCGGCTGACTCGAAGTCACGCTTGATGATGGACTTGTCGATGACCAGACGGTGCTGGTTCATGACAGGCTCAAGGGTGTCGATGATCCGGCGTTCCTTCTGGATGTTGACCCGTACCTCCTCGACTGAGCAGGGATGGATCTTCCGCAGCCATGGCTTCAGCAGCTCAGTGAACATACCGTCACCGAAGTTGCTCTCCACCAGCGCCTTGTTGATCTGGTGCTTGGCAGCGAGGGTAGCCAGAGCCTTCATGGTCGTATCGTTGTAGCCTCCATCGAGGCCACCTACGTCCACCACATAGAGCCACCCATTGAGCATCTTCACGACTGCATAGGCGGTTTCATCCGTACCGCGACCAGCAGGGTCGATGAACATGACAGAGCCGGTGTACTCGGCCATGTCACTGGCCACCCACATGGGCCGGTAGAACTTGTCACCGGACATGCCCACACACGGGACATCGTTGATGATGTATTCAGGGCCAGACGACCAGACCACCTTGACCGGGGCCATGCGTGTATCCAGAGGCATGACGATCAGGTCTTGGAGCTTCAGGGGGAACTTCTCGGCGTCACTCAGAGACGTATCCAGCATGAACTGGAGGGCGAAACCAGAGCGGCCATAGGAGGCTTCACGCTCAAGGAGATCCTCATGGCTGAACCGCTGGGGATCAGTCACCTCACGGGCCTGAGCGCCACGGGCCATCATATCGGCAACGAACGGGGCCAGCTTGCCCTGATAGCGATCCATGTCGCTTGGCACACGGGCGGGCCAGATGCGGATCTGGTAGCCACGGTCGGTGAGCTGGTTGTAGATGGACATCTCAGTCTGGGGAGTACCGAGGAAGGTAATCTGACCCCCAGGTTTGATAATCGCGTCGAACTCCTTGATGCGCTCACTGAGTTGGTCACGCATGACCTGAGTGAGAGAGTTGTTCAGGGATTCAACGTCATCGGCAATGATCTCGTCGGCACGGCTACCAGTGAGCTGGCCGGTGATACCCACGGACTTCACCGAGGGAGAGTGCGAGATACCCGCTGGGCCAACGTCGAACATGATGTTGGAGTTGCGTTGACCATCCCTCGGCTTCAGGTGAGCGAGGACAGGCAGCTCGAAGATCAGACGTTTGGTGAACGTCGAGAACTGGTCAGCACGATCCTTGGAGGCGGACACCACAAGGAAGTTGAGGTTTGGGTTCAGGAGCAACCGCCAGCACACATAGGCCGAGGTGATCCACGACTTCCCTACCCCACGGAATGCCTCGATGACCTTACGGCGAGGCCCGTGCTGGAGGAAATGGGCAATGTCATATTGAACTGGAGTGGGGTCAGGCTTTGCTGCCGTGATGGCCCCAGCCTTCCAGAGGAACTCCCACACCAGATAGAGGAAGTTCCTGAAGTCCCTCAAAGGGTGAGACTCAGGTAGTTTCATAGGCTGTATGGCTCCTGTGTGGCCGCAGGAACGAAAAAAAGGTATCCACCAGTACCTATGCACCAGTGGATACCTAGAGACGCACCACGGCCCTCTACGGGCGTTTCACGAAGGGTTAATGCGCTACCGGATCAGACTGATCGGTAAACGGGAGTCGATCCCGTAGAGCGCCTTCGAGGGCACCCAGCGCGTTGTTATCGGTAGGGATGGCTTCAATGCCGTTATCGGAGAGGAACTTGATGGCTTGGGCAAAGTCACTGGCCTTGGCTTCACCTGACAGGATTCGCTCAAGCAGTTGCTCCCCGACCGCAGCATGGAGCCGTTCGAGCAGTTCTTTACTCGCGGTCACGTTTCGGTCTCCATTTGAAGATGGACTTTAGGACGTTGACGGCCTTGGGGATGATGACGATCAACTGGAATACCAGAAGAATCGCAGTGGCAATGAACACCCAGTCTTGGAAGGTCACCCCCATGAACGTCAACCCGGATACACTGATGGGCACAGGAGTGGTTACCTGCGCCACACTTTCGGCGGTTTGACGAAGGGACATCGGCTATCAGTTACCTCCCGGCTCAGTCGGCCAGACAACATCCAGCGGGAAGCCGGGTTGATCTGTGATGTCACGGAGGGCTTGTCGATAAGCTGCCCACTCAGGGGGAACTGGTTGGCCAGTCTCTTGGGACTTGATGACCACCCAGTCGGTTGCGGTTAGGAGTTCGTCTCGTCGTTGACGACTCTCAGCTTCCAACCGTTCGAGATCAGGTACGAACCTTCCGGTTGACGGATCGAAGACTTTGCCCTCGATGTCATCTAAAGAACCGATCTCGGCTGTGTACCATCCGGTGGTGTCTTCAGGTTCAGGGAAGGTCTGAACCATCAGTGAGTTTTTGTTGATAAAGATTTTCATCAGTAGACTCCGTAGATACCTTCAATTCGGTAACCAGTGTTAGAACTGTAAGAGACACTAAAACTGGTGTCGCTCGTTCTTGTGATTGCCGAGTAGTACCAACCGCTTGAGTACACAAGAGCTGATGTCAGCCTCTTACCAGAAGCGAGAACGTCATAAGGAACGTATCCGCACTGGTATGTGCCATCGTTGGTTTTGGCGAGAATGATGATCCCACTGAACTTACTGAACGCTTGTCCAGCAGCGATTGAGAAGCTCCCTGTGTAGGCAGAGCCTGTCCAAAGAGTCACTATACGTTGGCGTGAGTTACCATCGTGATGAACCTTCTTCCAAGTAGGCCATGATGTAGCGTTGTACCCAGACACCCGGAAGTACATATTGTTCGAGGAGTCAAACAGTACCTGAGTGTGCCAATGACTAGACAGTGGGAGGTACTCGAAGCCAGCAGCATACGTTCCTGAAGGCCCATTCGCTCTCTTGTCATAGAGGTCGATAGGACGGAACTCACCAGTAGAGATCCCTTGGAAAGGTGCAGTGTTTGGGTCTAACTCGAAGAAGGCATCAGGAGACCTGCCGTTATACCGGAACAGTACAGGATTCTTAAACTCCAAAGGCCCAGTAGTAGAATCCCCAGTCTTCTTCAGGTATCGGTTATCATGATCCCCGCTATTCGCGTGGTCGTGGTACTCGAACCCAGTCTCATCCGCTTTCTGACGGATCATCTTACCGCCGTTACCAGAAGCATTCGGCAAGTTCACACCAGCAGCGTAACCAGCAGCCTCAGCCGCAGAGTCAGCCGCAGCTTGGCGGTGACTGTCCGCAGTGTTCCGGTGGTTCAACGCAGCCGTCTCACTGTTGGCAGCTTCTGCTGCACTATTGGCCGCAGCCAGTCGGTGGCTGTTGGCAGTGTCCCGGTAGTTCGCCGCGTTGGTGGCGCTCATGGATGCACTGGCAGAGCTGGCCGCAGCTTTGGCTGCATGGTGCTTGGCACTGAACTTACCCGGCTCGACCGCAGAGTCTTCAGCCGCTTCAGCCCACAAGCTGGCCTTAGCACGGCTATCGTTGGCGCTGGTGGCGTAGCTTCCGGCTGCACTTGCAGATGAAGCCGCTGAGTTCTTGTGGCTCAGGGCGTTGGCTTCACTGCTAGCCGCAGCGGACTGACTGGCAGCAGCAGCCGCAGCATTGGCCGCTACGTCATCCTCGGATGCCTTGGCCGCAGCAGCAGAAGCCGCAGAAGCCGCCTCACTGGCAGCCGCCGCATTGGCACTGTTCTCGGCAGCGATCCGGTGACTGTTTGCGGTGTTCCGGTAACTCAGGGCATTGGCTTCACTGTTGGCAGCAGCCACCTGACTGGCATCCGCAGCATCACGCGCAGCTTCAGCCGCCAGACGCTCCTGATGGGCATCCTTACCGGACTGGTACTGAGCCTTCACCCAACGGACGTTCGCAGCATCATCATCGGAGTCAGGGTCTCCAAGGTTCGAGATACGGCGGTTGTTCGCGGAGTAGGAGCCGTCGTTGGCCACAGCCATCGTACCGCCAGTCGCATCGAAGGCTTCCTGAGCGATGAAGAAGGCTTGCTTGGCGGACAGGTCGAGCTGTTCCTCGGTGATGGTGGAAGCGTCTTGGAAGTCCACCAGAAGGTTGACCTTCTCGGTCTCCCGGCGGATGTCGATAACATCCCCTTCAGCCGGAGCAGTGGTGAGCTGAACGGTGGTGTCGTTGAGCCATGAGAAGTCAACATCCTCACCACCGTTCACCGAGACGAAGATGTGGTCTCGGGAGATGTACGGGAAGGGAACCGTGAAGTTCTTGTTCCCGGCCACCTGCTGGGTGTATTGGACTCGTGCAAGAGCCATGTGTGTTACCTCCAGAAATGAGAAGGGCGACCCTTTGGCCGCCCCTCAGTTCATCGCATAGGTTGATCCCAGAAGCCTGACTTGACCTCCGACTGGCGGATTAGGCTCTGGATTACTCGGTCGGTGACCTGTGCCTCCTCTGCCATCAGGCGGTAGAAGGCCGCATCACGAAGTTGGTTAATGGTTGAACGGACGAGAGTGACCGTGGCCCCGTCCACCGTCATGGTGCCGACAGGTGCCCCCGCATCGAGGATGGGGGACAGGATGCTCTCCGGCTGCATATCCTTGTAGTAACGCTGCCAGCGGTCGTAGAGGGTCTCCTCTCCGTCACTGGTCATCTGGGTACGCAGGTCGAGCTTGCCGGTCATCCGGTGGGTGTTGGGGGTGTCGAAGGTGACGCCGGTCTGCTTGGAGATGAAGTCCAGCTTTCGCAGAACCTCCAGCTCGGTCTCGGATTTCCCCTTACCGCGCTCCTCCACAGTGGCCGTGTTAAAGATGTTCCACATGGCCCCGGTGTCGTTAGGTGTACGCACATTCCCCAGAACGTCATAGGACAGCGGGGTGTTGCGTTCGTACTGGCCCAGAGAGGCACCATGCAGCAGCCGCGATTCGACCATCTGCCAGAAGGTGGCCGGGTCGTCTACCTCCGGGTCGTTGGACTTGGCGATCTTGTGCATGGTGTTCGGCACCAACCAGCGCAGACGTTCACCGATGTACTTCAGGCCAGCCCCATCGCGGGACTCAGGGTCAGCCATGTTCTCGGCCAGCTCGATGGCACCGTCCAGACCGGACATCAGGTTGGCGTCACGGATGGCCTGAGCGATGGCACTGGTGCCCACGGTGATGGCAGCCATGGCCTGATCCCACATCGGCTTGTCGATGAACTCACCCTGACGGTGGCGCATCGCCAGATTCTCGTATCGCTCCAGACCGTTGACGATGATCTTGAGCGGAGTCGCCAGCGGGTCGAAGTTCCGGTAGCTCCAAGTCGAACCATCGGGGAACCGAATGGTGTACGGCTCGGGAAGGTCGCTATCGCCTCGCGCCCGTTGCTGCTTCCAGTGGGAGTAGGCTCCGTCTCCTGTGATGGCCCCTTGGGCGTACAGGGTCAGGACTGTGCCGGTCATGGCCAGAGACATCATCGCCTCGCCCTGTGCCCGCATCAGTGCCCGTTGGCCGTTACGACCAGACAGATCCTTGAGGAAGCCGGGAGCCAGAATCTGGACACCGGGAGTCATCCTCATACCTTCCTCGAAGACACGCACCGGGGTACGGAAGAACAACTGACCGAGCAACCGAAGGATCGGCGCATCGTTGACCATCTGCTCATACCGCTGGGCCAGCTTGGAGGCTGTGCCCTCACCGGAGAACTGACGCTTGTAGAGAACGTCTCGAACGTAGTCGATGGCTTCCCCGTCATGCCCGTGTCTCAAGGCGTCCGGGTTACGCATCAGTTCACGCTTGACGTACTCAGCCAGCTTCTCCCCTGTGTACCCGAGGTTGACCCCTTTGTTGGCCACCGTGCGGATGGACTCCTCATGAGTCACATCGGAGTAAGCGTTCTTGACTGCCGTCTTCACCTGCTCCTTCACATAGCGATCCAATGCCTTACCCTTGAGTCCCTGCTTCAGGCCAGCCTCATAGGCTTCACCCGCAGTCTTCCCGGCGATGAACCCTTGGTAGGTCATCTGGGACATGAACTCGTCAGAGGCGTTGAGCAGACGCGGGAAGATACGGATGGCCGCACCCTTGCGTCCCTTGATCGCCAGCTCACCCTCAAGCAGTCGCCCAGACTCACGGGTCAGGATCGCCTGTTCGTACCGGAAGGCTGCCAGTGCCGCTCTCCATGCAGACTTCACGCTGGCCCCCATGGCTCCATAGGTCGCCGCCATCTGCTTGCGAGTGACAGCTTCCAACGGGTTGGACAGGATGGCGTTCAGCGCCGGACGGTAGAGAACCTTGGCCGCAGAGGGTACGAGGTTCACCATCAGGGTGGTGGGGCTGAAGACGTTGGAGATCACCAGCTCGTTCATCTTGCGGATGAATCCGGGGTTCTGTCCCAGCTCCTTCTCCAGATTACCGTCCACCTCGATGTTCCTCATGGTGGCCAGTCGTCCTGCCTCAGCGATGTCACCCTCGGCCAGCGCCTTCTCGATACGCCGGTTGTAGTCCTGCTTGAGCGTCTTGATCCGGGCATCTTCCTCAGCCTTGAACACCTGACGGGCGAACTCCTCCGGGTCATCCTTGGGGAGTCCCTTCAGTTGCAGACCTTCCTGTCGCTGCCGGAGCATGTAACCGGAGTGGGAACCCAGCGCCTCGTCCATGGACTCCAGCCGGGAGAACAGCTCACCCAGCTCGGCCTCCTTGGCATTCAACCGGGCCACCTCCTCGGGATCGGTCACTTGGTGCAGCCTTGCGGTGACCATGGCCTTCTCCTTGGCTGCCCAGTCCCGTGCCAGCTTGGTCGAGAGCATGAACTCCTCGAACTCCTTGAGGGTCATCTCACGGGTACGGAGCTGCTCGGCCACATCGTCCACCTGAGTGTGATGCAGGTTCTTCAGCTCCTGAGCCAGACGCATGGCCTTGTTGACGTTCTCGACCATGGTCTGCCGCTGGTACGGAATGTCCGTCTGGGACTTGGACAGGGGGAGGTCGTCGAGCTTGGTGTACTCGAACAAGCCATCAGGGGTACGGACAGTGCTGGCAGGGAGACCGGCTTCTACCGGGGCTTCCAGTACCGCCACCTCATCAGATGCACCAGTGGATACATCAGGGCGTGACGAAGGGTTCACCGTTTCGGTGTTCACCTCCGGGGTGTCGACTCGTTCAGGGAGTTGTTCAGACGGTTGCGGCGTAGGGGCCACTTCCGGTCGAGGCTCAGGGACGGCCTCGTCTACCACCCGGTTGTTGCGGAATAGCTGCTTGGCTCGGTTAACAGCGGCATCGAGAACAGTACCGCCAACCACACCCACGGCAGCGCCCGTTCCCACAGCTCCAAGAGCTTGTCCAACATCGTACTCCTCCTGTTGTCCTGCTTCGATGCGGATGGTCTGGCGCATGGAGTTATCCACCCCAGCGTACATCGCACCCTCTACACCAGCTACGATCCCGGTACGCAGACCTTGACGTAGCAGCTCACGGATACCCTGCTTGGTGGCAGCCTTACCACCTTGAGCAGCAGCCGTGCCGATGCCCAGCGTACCCAGACCGATGTAGGTCGTCGGGTCTGCCAGCACCCCCTTGAAGAAGCGCCCTACTCCACCCCACGACATCTCAAGATTATCGTAGGAATCCATCAGGTAAAGGAAGGCTTCCTTCTCGTTCTGCTCGGCTCCGGTAATCTTCGCGGTGTTGACCGACATGGCGGGCAGGTTGTAGTTGAACCAGCCCATCACATCCAAGCCATACTCAGCCAGCTCGGAGTCTTGTCCCTCCCAGTCACGACCCTCGTTCATCCGGTAGATGACGCGGGAAGCCTCCAGCCAGTCCCTATCCTCAGCGAGAGTGTCAGGATCAATGTCTTCCCGAACCGGGCCGTACTGATAGGACTGCGGCTGCTGGACACCCTCTTGCATGTCCTGACTGGAGAGGTACATCAGGGTTTCTTCGAGCTGGTCTCCTGACAGGTCATCAGGCAGCTCGTAACGTGTACCATTGATCTCGTAAACAGCCATTCTTCACTTACTCCACTCGTTGCACCCGGACACCGTTCGGCAGGGTGATGACGTTAGGATCATCACTCTCCGGCTCAGGGGCCGCTCGTTGCGGGGTGGGCGCTCGTCTTGACGGTTGATTGTCTCCAGCCATGCGCTGGGCTTGCTCTTGCAGCAGGTCACGGTAGTTCTGCTGGAGGAACTGAAGTCTCCGGGTAGCGGTATCCTCAGCCCGCTGCATGATCTCCAGCTTGGCGTTGCCTCGGGGGATCTCCCCGTTGTCCTCGATGAAGGCCACGACTTCCTGACGCAGCCGCTCTCGATAGGCGTTCTGCACATCACCTTGGACGTTCACACCCATCTGCTGAAGCACCTGCCCTTGGACACTCTGGCCGAACACCCGGAGGTCATTCCCAAGGGTGTTGTCGAAGTGAGTGTCGAAGTCCGGGTTACGCACGAAGTTCACACCTTCCATCAGCGTGGGCACCTGCTCGATGAGCTGCTGCTTCTCGGCAGGGTTCAGGTCGTCACGCTGGAGGATGTAATCGCGCAGTCCTTCCTCAGATACGTTCTCCTCGTCCCCGAACATCAGGGCGAACTCCGGGTCACCCGAGAAGGCATCCATGTAGCTGCCAGTGGTGGAAGCCCGGAGGATGTTGGCTCGGATGTTCTCGGCGTTACGCACACTGACGGTGCCATTCAGGGTGGGCTGGGAGTTAAGCCGTAGGGCGTACTCGAACAGCTCAGGTGTGTTGGCGAACTCAGCCGGGTTGATCTCCTCACCACCAGCCATGCGCTGGAGAATCCCCACCTTGCCACTGCGGATCTGGTCTTCACGCTGCCACTGCTGCATCTGCCGTTGGCGATACATCTGGGTGTAGCGGGACTGCTGGATCTGGTCACGGGTCTGCTCGAAGCGGGCCTTGGACTCAGCGTTCAGGAACCTGTCCGGTACTCGGGACAGCAGCCCTTCGTTGCCGGTAGCCAGCGCCTGAGAGATGGCCGTGTCGACCACGATCCGGTTGCGCTCAAGGTTGTTCAGGGAGGAGGAATCACGCCACTGAGCATCCAACTCCATCAGGTCACCACCGTTCACCAGTGCATTGGTCACATGGTTGGTGAAGGATTCGGCCTGAATCTGCTCCTGATGCTGGGCGGTCTCCCGCATCCACGAAGTCTCGAACTCGCGGAGGGAACCGTCGAGCTGGGTCAGGAAGCCAGTCCCATAGAACTCGTTGTCACCGATCAGACCACGGGCTTCCTCACGGATAGCCTCAAGGGCAGCCTGACGGTTCGCCGTGTTGAGACGGATGTCGTCGTTCTCAAGGATGGTCTGGATTTGTCCTTGTACCCAACGGCGGGCCTCGATCTCACCCGTTGCCTGAGCGATACGGGCAGCGACCGTGGGCACCAGTTCAGGGAACATCTCCTTGACCTGAGCCGCTGATACGGCCCCGGTCTCCTTGTCCTGCATGAACTGCTCGGTGTAGAAACGCAGCCGATTGAGCTGGTCTTCTTCCTTGCCTTTCTGGTACTGACGGACGATCTGGCCAATGGCCGGGTTGAGTTGGGCCAGTGCGGCGGACAGTCGCTCGGCATTGCTGGAAACATCAGGGGTAGCGCCGGGGCGGACGTAGGTGTCCACCGGGGCAGCAGACGGGCGAAGGGATACCCGGTTAGAGGAGTTCCTTTGCACAGCCAACCGGCCCTTCTTCTGGCGCACCTCCGGTTGATCGTTCTGGGTGGGCCGCAGCCCGCCTACATTTGCCATGGATTACTTACCTCACGTTTGCCCTGTCTTGTAGGTGCCATAGGCTTGAGCCGCACCACCGGCACCCTGAAGGATGTACGGCAGGACGTTAGGCTTCATGCCCTTGGGCACGGACAGGATTCGACTCTTGGTCTGGGTCTTCAGGCCAAGCATCTCGTTGTTGATCTGGGAGAAGTTCCAGTCGCGGTTCTGCTCGATGGTGGAGATGTCACGGCTGGCAGTAGCTCCGATGTCCCGCAGGACTCGTTCTACCGAGAAGCCAGACACCCCAGCCTCACCGGCAGCCACGTTACTGGTTGCGGTTTGCTGGACGGCTTCGAGACGCCGCGCCTGAATATCCTGAGCAGCCGCTGCGGACTCTTGCTGTTGTCTCTGCTGGTAAGTCAGGTAGCCCTGACGCATGGCTTCATAGGAGTTCAGCTTGTTCTGCTCGAACATCTTGTTCTGCATCTCAGCCTGAGCCTTGGCTCCTTGATAGCCAGCCACCGCAGAACCCGCCGAAGCCACAGCCATGGTTACAGCGGCAATAGTCATCGGTTCACACATTACCGTGCCTCCGGTGGAATCAACTTGGCGAACTCATAGAAACGACTGCCGTTGAACTCGAACTCGCGCAGGAAGGCGAATCCAGCCCAACGCAGCCACCTGATATGGACTTGGTTGTCGGCATGTACCGCATTAGCAAGTACATGGTAATGACCACGGATACGGTCGACCCATGGCTTGGTCTCACGGAGAACCTGAACCCAGTTGTCCTTGATGGCATCGGTCGCCATCATCCAGACGTAGCCAAGGAAGTGTTCATGAGACGGGACAGTTCCGAAGATGATCTGTGCCTTGTCGTTCTCATCCACCGCTACATAACAGGGATCAGGGGATTCGATGCCCACCAGCAGGGACTCCTCGGGAGAGGAGCGCCCCACTGCTAGGATCTCTTTGAGGTCAGCTTCTCGGAGACGCGAAGCCATATCGACGGCATCCTCACGGGTTGCTCGTCTTACGGTTAACATCACAGCCTCTGAGAACGGATTGAATAGAAGGCTTCCCACTCGGCACTCAGGAAGTAGCACGGGAGGAAAGAGTCGTTGACGATCTCGATGGACACCTGATCGTTCTTCGCCGCCACCGGGAACTTGAAGCGTCCTTGTTCGATGGAGACACGGCCAATCAGGTTGGCACCGGAACCCACCACACGCCCAGAGAAGATGTAGCGGTAGGTGTCTCGCCGGAAGGGGGTCACCTCGACCCGGAAGTACCCCGACTGGTTATACAGCAGGGTGACCTTGCGGAGTTGGATACGACCTTCACCAATGGTCATCTGACCACCACCGACAGCCTCCTCCTTGATTACCATGGTGGAGAACTTGTAGCGGAACTCGTAGGGCTTACCGATGAAGAAGGGTTGGTTACGCCAGTCTCCCTTCAGCTTCAGCACGGTGTATGTCCCTGAGTTGTCCACGGTGTAGTTGTTGAAGATCACACCCTCGGTCTTGGAACCACCGGGGGCCACCACGATCTGCACCTGTTCATCTGTCGCCAGCTTGTAGGGCAGCGTCAAGTGGGTCTCGTTGTCCAGCTCCAGCGTCGGGTCGTTCTCGAAGTAGGCCAGCGAGACATCCGTCTGATCCAGCCGACTGTCGAGGTGGACATGGATATTCCAACCGGGTTCGACCGCACCGGCTTCGAGGTTGAGCATCTCAAGGTGTACCCCATCGTGCCTCTCGATCAGCAGGTAGAGCTGGGACTCGATGAAGTCGCAGTTCAGGATGCGATCCCCCGGAGCGAACCTCCAGCGTGACCATGAGGATTGCAGCTTCTCGGGGCCACCCCAGTAGAACTTGTAGATGAACACCTCGTTGGGGCTGCCATCGGTGAGTACGGCCAGCATGTCCTCGTTACCACTGGCGGCAATCTTGAAGGCACCACCGGGGATGTACTTGGGCACATGGCCGGTGATCTCAGCCGCATCCTCAGCCTCGGTTCGACCATCGGTGTAGTATTCACGGATGCCGGTGAAGGTTCCCCGGTTCACCGCGAAGTAGACGTACCGGCCAGCACCCACAGGCTTGGCCCGCAGGGAACACTCGTACTCGGTCGTCTGGTTCACACTCACGGTATCCGGCGTCAGGATCTCCGCAGAGCCTAGCTGGAACTGGGTCTTATCCGAGAACAGCAGCAGGGTCTCGTTGAACGGGATGGCATGGCGCAGGATGGAGACCTTGGTGTGGCTCACGCCGATGTCGATGGGGTCATCGTCCAGTACCGCTGTGGCCGTGCCGATGAAGAAGTCGAAGTATTTGCCAGACCGGGAGAAGACGATGTTCTCGTCACTGATGAAACCCAGCCGGTTCCGGTGGAAGAACACATCGTTGATCTTGCGGTCGACGAAGGAGGGGAACGGGTTGGAATCCAGATCACCTACCTTGCGCTTCTCCCAATCCAGTACCTTGAAGGTGAAGGTGCCATCGGCATTCCTCACCAGTGCATGTGGCATGGTGGTCGCATTGAGGCTGTCGTACTCCCCACCCTTGATCGTCTCCTTCCACACGCCAGACACCGAGCCTGAGCTTGAGGTGTCGTACTTGACGTAGTAGTTGTCGAACGAGGAGGTCTGGTCTCCGGTGATCTCCACGGTGAACCCGTTGATGGCTCGGGCCGGAAGATCGGAGAACCGCTGGGTGGTGGTGGTGATTACGTCCACCCCGTTGTCACCGATGGAGTCATCCGCCCGGACAGTGAAGGTGCCACCATCGGACTTCTTGACGTAGATCGTCGAGCCGTACCGGGAGACCGTCCAGCCGCTGCCCAGCTTGGAGCTGAGACCATTGGCGAGCTGAGTGGCGATATTGTCGGTGGTCACGGAGGTGGCGTGGGTGGCATCACTACCATTGGGCACGGTGTAGGTGGCCGACTGGCCCCCGGCCCAGATGGTGTACTTGGCCCCGTAGGAACCCTGCTTGACCCAGAACAGTGCCTCGAATGGACGGCTCGAAGTCTTGGTGGTGCCCTTACGGACAGTCACTTGGGTGTTCAGGATGAAGGTGTAGTCCGCCACAGTGACACACCGGAAGTCATCCTCTGGAGTGGCCGAAGCGAGGTAGCCAGTACCGTCCGGGTAGTTGACCACCTGCTCGTTGCCCTCAAGGTCGAACACCTTGATGGCTCCGTTAGAGATCACCACGACATACTGCTCGGTCTTGTCACGGTTGATGAGGTGGATGAATGCACCGTCAGCCACACCAGCCAGCTTGGCGATATGCTTGGTGCCGGGGCGTTTACGCAGCCCCTCCACGACGGACGAATGACCGTTGATCTGCTCCTCACACTGCGAGGCCAGACGCAAGGCGTAGGGCTGCTGACTCACCCCGTTCACTAGGTTCGGGATTGTGGTTGAGATCAGGCTCATGTCAGCGTTCCAATACTCTGGCGACCGAGTAGCTATCGGTCAGGATGTTGTAGTCAGCGGTGTCAGCCTCGAACTCTCGAAGCGCCACCAGTGCCCGCATCTCGTCCTTCAGTGAGAACTGGGAGAGTTCACCGGAGCCGACCACTCGCTCTTGGAAGATCCGGGCGGAACGGATGGTGATGAACTGACGGGCAACTTCAGGCATCTCGTCGAAGGGCAGCATGATTACCATGTCCACCTTCAATGCCTTGTCGAACTTGTAGGTGTGGTTGCGGCGGTCGTAGAGGCGATTGCCTCGTTGAACTACGTCGATGTCACTGTGGGTCTTCACAGTGTCGATCCGCAGGAGCGTCTTCGGGAGTCGCACCTCACCCTCGGGGAAAGTCGGAGTGAGCGTGTAGTCCTTCTCGGTGTTGAAGTGCCAACCTCGGGCTTGGACTTCCCGGCTCACTGTGGTCAGAATCTGCCGCGCCATTACGGCATCCACCACCCCGTTATCCTCGACGGTGTTCACAGGTGCTTCACCGATGGAGGACAGCATCGTATTGATGGCGTCCAATTCAGTAGTCGGACTTAGCATGTGAACCCTCTATAAGAAAAAAATAGGAGGTCAATTTCTTGACCCCCTATCGGTTTAACTTAGTGCTGGCTTACACCGGAGCAGCAGCAGAAGACAGCTCGATGGCAGCTTCAGGACGCAGGACACCATGGCCCACAGCGTACTTGGCAACCATCAGGGTGCCCTGACGGCTGATCTGGTACTCAGACTCCATGCCCAGATCCAGCAGCTTGACGGTGCCAACTGCGGACGGGTGCATGATGAGACCCACGGTGTTGGTGAAGTCACCCGCGTACTTGTCACCAGTACCGGCATCGACAGAACCAGCAGCAACCAGAGCCTTCGGCAGGTTGTTGGTCTTGACGATGGTGATACCGGCCACGCGGATCACGTTACCGCCAGCGTAAGAACCTTCACCGCCCCAATCACGGTTCAGGATCTTGGTGGACTTCGCCATCGCGTAGAACTCAGCCGGACGGACGAACAGGAACCGCTGGTCTTCCGGCACATGCTTCTCGTCGAGGATACGGGCAGCCTCGAACATGGCCTCAGCCAGAGCGTCACCGTTGGTGTTGTCCACACCGTAGACAGTGGTGCCGCCGAACTGGTCAGCATCGTCGATGGTCTTGGCGGTACGGGCAGCCAGAACACCAGTCTGGAGGACATGCTTGTCCATGGTGTTGGCCAGCTTCGCGCCCATCTCGCGGGTGTAAACAGAGCGAACGTCGTAGTGGTTCTTCGCCTCGTCGATGTTAGCGATGAAGGTCGGAGCCACCAGAAGCTCGTCGATGGTGATGACTCGCTCTGCGTGCTTGATCTTACCGCCCAGAATCTCCTGACCCGGAGTGTGGTAGTAAGCGTCTGCACGACCCATTACCGGGAACTGAGCGGACTTACCGTTGGTGATGGTTCGCACCATGTGCTTGTCCATCATCACCTGAGTCTGTTCAAAGGAGGTCAGAACCTCACCAGCGAACAGCTTGAGAAACAGAGAATCGACTGCGCCAGCGCCGTTGACTTGGCCCAGACGAGAGACAATAGCGTCTGCCATGAATGAATTACCTCGTGAACGATTGATGGAAGTTGCTGCTCCCAGCAGTCATCCACGCGCTTCACACAAGGTTGTCCCTCGCATCACACCCGCAGGTGGATACTTGGGGCCGAGGCTTGTGCGTGAAATCCTTTGGTAGCAAAAGTCACCGGCTTTGCTGCCAGTGCGACTTGGGCTTCGCTTCGTTCGAGGTAGGTGCCCTGTGTCGTCTCACGACGAGTTAGGGCTTACTGGGTCACCGTTCCCCAGCTCGGAGATACAGGATCACCTCCTTATTCGGCGGCTGCCGGTTGAATCCTGTACGGGAAATAAAAGACCCACTCCCGGTGGCCAACCGGGCGATACCTGTTGATTCAGGTCGCTATTTGAGCTTGATGACCGGGTTACTCCCAATCGCAAACAGAGGCTTGCGGGTTTGTTCAGAGAGACAAAAAGAACCTCCCCGTAGCTAGGCAAGAGGGGGAGGTCGTAATACCAACCAACAGGAGAGACTTGGAGAAGTGTTCTTCTCCTAAACTGTCACTTAATTGGAAACCCCGCAGAATCGCTCCCATTTCAGGTTGTGAGCGAAGATTTCTTGACGGGTCGTAGGGGTGTCATCCTCATGCCAGGTTATGGGTTTGGCCCAGACACAAGGATCACGGAGTGGTTCTTTGGTAACGGCGCATCCGCTCAATGTCAGCATCAGACAGACCACCGCGAACCACCTGAAGATCAATCTCATGGGCTTCTCCCTGCTGCTCATACGCGCTCTCCACCTGCTTATGGAGAACTCTGCGCTCACCCTCACGGCGCAACTTCTCGTCACGGGCAAGGGTGAGCAACAGGGTCATCGCTTGAAGGAAGGATTGGAGAGCCTTGAGGAAGGCACTCACCGTGCCCCCTCACCCGGCAGCTCCTTGGCCTTCTTGGTGAACAGACCGGCCACGACTTCCACCACACGGTAGACCTTGCCGAGGATCTCATCGTCCTTCGGAGTCGGGGTCAGGTTCACCACAGCAACGGCCAGCGCATGGAGCGCCACAAGGGTGGCTACTACGCCATCCCAGTTCTCAACGATCCAGTTCATGGGTTACCTCACATGATGTTGGAACGCGCCAACTTCTGCTCGACCTCACGGCGATACGCAGGGTCGGTGTTGTAGCGCGGGTCTTTCATTGCGGCAGTGAGCTGGGCCAGAGACTCGAACCCAGTGACACCACCAGAGTTACCGCCAACGAGCTTCGGATCACGGCCAACGTCACGCTGGTAGCGGAACGCCAGAGACATCACGGCACTACGCACCACGCTCATGTCACCGCTGTCCACGGCCTCGTTGTAGGCATCCAGTTCAGCCGCAGTCAGGTTCGCAGCGGCCCACTCAGCCATGGCGGCGAAGTTCTCCTCACCACCCACTTCGCTGAAGATTTCCTCACGAATCTGCTCGGCCTCAGCCTGAACCCCGGCGATGTACTGATCGACGTACTCACGGGGGATACCGGCCTTTTCCAGCTCGGCGTAATGCTCCTCGGCCAGACCACCGTTCTCATAGAAGTGTTCGGCCATGGCATCGACATTCACGCCAGCCTTCTCGATCAGGTCGTTAGCCTGATCCTCATTCAACTCGGCGGTGTCCTGCTTGGTCTGCTGCTGCTGCTGCTGTTGCTGGTTCTGCTGACCCAGCTTGCGCTCCAGCTCCTGATACGCCTTGGCCAGATCCTCCTGTGAGTCGAACTTGCCGAGGATCTTCTCGTTGCCACCTTGAGGAGCCTCAGTGCCGACTTTCGCCAGCTCGGCTTCCTTGCGGTCAACCGCATCCAGCATCGCCTGATCGTGACCTTCCGGGGCTGCACCAGTGACTTCACCGCCAGTGTTCAGAACTTCTGCCATTTCTCTCTCCTGTTATCGGGAAACAATTACGAGACCGTTGTCGAGCTTGGTGATTTCTGCTCCGGCCTCTTTAGGGGTTGCTTTGGGTTTTGCCCCACCAGAAGCAGTAGAGGCCGCCTCGGGAGCGACCTCTTGTTTCTGCTTGCGGGTGCGGCGTGTCTGCTTCTTGACTTCAGCTTCAGCCATCATTCACACCTGCTTTGACTACTTCCTTCGCCATGTCCATACCGCCTTGGGCCATCATCTGCTGGGCCATCTGCTGCTGTTGCGCTTGCATCTGGGCCATCTGCATCTGCTGGATCTCCTCCTCGGTACGCACCAGTCCCTTCATGTCGATACCCAGAGCCGTACCTCGACGGGTCAGGTAGTCACCCACGTTGAGATACTGGGAGACCACTTCAGGGCCGAAGGTCTGGAGTACCCCACCGATGAACACATCGAGCTTGTTCAGGTCATGACCACGACCCAGAGCTTCGAGGCCGGTGGTGATGGTGGGCTGGACGACACCCTTGGGCAGGGTTGGGATCTTGCGCTTGCGTTCGAGCTGGTGAACCAGTCGCTTGACCAGCGGAAGCTGGAACTCCTGACTCAGGATCGAGTAGACGCCACCAAGGGCATCCTCCAGCTCGGAGGCCATGTAGCGGATCTCCTCGGCAGTCACACGCTCACCATCCCGCTGAACGGCAGTGTTCATCAGGAAGGCGTAGGAGAGACGCTGGGAGATGGCTTCGATGGTCTCGAAGGCGATACGGAAGTCGGCGAACTTGTCGACTTGAAGTACCGAGATGTCCTCGGCAGTACCAGTACGGACAGCACCGTTGGGTGCTTCGGTTAGGGTTCGCTGCTCGGTGACGCCATTGGGGTTCACAAGGAACAGCACCTTGGCGGCAGCGGCAGAGCCTTCGACGATGGCTTTGGTCAGGGCTTCGAGGGAACGGAGATCGCCGTAATACTCCTCGACATAGCCTCGACCGTAGTCCTCACCGTCGATCTTGGTGAAACGCAAGGGAATCCAAGGAGACTTCTCCAGTGGATATTCACCCTCGGTTCCGGGGATAACTTTGCCCTTAACCTCCTGATAGACGCGCCACTTGTTACCATCGAGGTACACACGGGTGAACAGCTCGACGGTCTTGTCCTTGCCGGTCTTGTCGGTGTCCTTCAGCTCGGCTCGGATTTCCTCCGGCAGGGCTTCAGGCGATACGGTCTCCTGCACGATGATCTCAAGGACGTTGCCCATGGGATCACGGCGAACCACGAAGCGGTCAAGGCGGAACACCTTGAGACCACCCTCGGGGGCCAAGTACAGCAGGACGTTACCAGCAACCAGCAGTTGCTTCAGAGCTTCTCCCACGGACACACGGGCAGCCTGAGCTTCGATCTCCTGCATCACTGCACGTTCGATCTTGCCCAGCGCCTCATCGACCTCAGCTCGCATACCCTCTTGCTGGGTCATCTGCTCAAGCGTGTAGTCGTCAATGGTGAAGCGGAAGAAGGGACTGTTCGGTGGCATCAGGGCCAGCAACAGCTTGGACGCGAGGTTATTCACCCCACGCGCTCCCAACCCTTGGAATGGAGTCGGGAGCTTGTCGTGGCCACTGTGGACATCAGGAGGAAGCAGGGACGGGATGGTCAGCTTGGCTGCATCACGACCTCGTTTCAGGAACGGATCGCGTTTACCGATGAGCGCACGATAGCGCCCACCAGCCGTCTGGGCTGCTTCCATAGATTCTCCTCAACGATTAACCGACAGGCAGGTTCACGCCGTTACCGGCAGGGGCACCACCAGTGTTCAGGTCGATACGCAGACCGTTGCGGCGATTGCGCTTACGGCGACCGATCATCTCAGGACGGGTCATGTCCTCTGCGTACTGTTCCGGTTCAGGTGCCGGAGGTGCCGGGTCTTTCGGATCGGGCATATCGGGGATCTTGGGGACAAGGCCGACAGCTTTACCGATACCCTTCACAGCGCCCTTGACCACGCTGAAGGCTTTACTGGCCACCTTCTTCACGGCGCTGCCGATCTTCTTGAAAGGCTTGGAGATTGCCTTTCCAACTTTCTTGATACCTTTACTCACTAGGTAACCCTCATGATTGTCAGAGATTCCTCGGCTCCATGTCTGGCATAGAGCCGCCTCAAGGCTTTGCTTCCGGGGCCGAGCTGGGCTTCCTTCGCGCCGTGGAGCTTGACCAGCACCCGGATGGTGTCGAACACCATGGACAGGGGTGTCTCTCCCGGTGCCACCCGCATCAGGTATTCCTCGGTCAACACCGTCCCGGTGGAGAACCACTCGCTGCCGAGGTAGTAGGCCAGCAGGTATTCCCCGTTGATGAGGACGATGTGGTGGTCTCGAAGGGAGGTCTCGACGGCTTCGTCGATACCGAGGAGGTAGTCGCCATACTCACCCTTCATCTGCTCCGTGTACTGGACAACGGCGTTGTGAACGAAGGGGCGTATGTCATCTGCGCTCAGGGTGGTTGGCTCCATGTTGTCCAGACGCAAGTAACGCGGGACGAACATGGGAACCTCAGTTGTAGTGGGGGACGCTCACTGTACGGCGACTGGAGGTGTCACGGTCGATACGGAGTTTGTTCCGGCTGTTGCGTGAACCTCGGGGCCGTTCTGAGAAGCGGTACTCTGGGGCACCTTGTTTGAAGGCAGCAGATTCTTCAGGAGGTGGAGGTGGTGGCGCGGGATCTTTAACCTCCATCTTGGGCATTTTCGGAGCCATGCACATGGGTAGTCCTCAACACGTTCTCATTCTGTTGCTCGAAGATGCGCTTGAGGAATCGGACAACCCGACGCTCCCCGACACGCATCCAGATTTCCCGGTCAGACCAACTCGGGTCTGGGCAGCGTTCGGGGAATTGCTTGTCCAGAGCTTCGAGAAGGTCTTGTGGAACGACTGGTAGTTTCTCCATAAGAACTCCTATGAGTTATTTATATCTATGGATAGTTAATGGATAAGGTGAATCTATAAGTAACTCTTAGAGAACCTATAGGATTCACCCTTTCCCCAGTCCTCCTAGACTGTCACTTAATTGCTGGGGGCTTATTCCCACCCCCAGTCACCCTCCATGCCCTTGTGGTTGTAATCGGTCACACGACCCTCAAAGAAGTTCTTTTGGTTGTCGCCGCCGATGATGTGATCGACCCACGGCAGGGGGTTCTTCTCGATGCCCCAGTTGGGCTTGAGTCCGAGCTGGGTCAGTCGACGGTCAGCCACGAAGCGGATGTATTGCTTGACTTCCTCCTTGGTGATGCCTTTGGGGCCACCCATGGCGAAGGACAGTTCGATGAACTTATCCTCAAGATCGACACCAGTTCGATACATTTCGTAGATAGTCTTCTTGAAATGGTCGGTGACGATCCGTGGGTTTTCCTCAACGTGGCGACGGAACAGAGCGGCCATGATCTCGACATGCTTGGTCTCGTCTCGAACGCTCCACTCCACGATCTCGCACATGCCCAGCATCTTGGAGCCAGCCTCCGGGCGCTGGTAGTTGAGCAACTGGACGAACGCAGAGAACAGGGACATACCCTCGTTCATCACGGTACGGGCGAGGTTCAGGCCCATCACCACTGCGTTGTCAGTACCGCCAGTCTTGTGGAAGTCCTGCATGAACTCCGCTTTGTCGGCCATCTCCTCGTATTCAAGGAAGGCCCGGTACTCGCTCTCAGCCAGACCCAGCGTGTCGTTCAGCAACGCATAGGCCCGCATGTGGGTGGACTCCCGGTTGGCGATGGAGAGCAGCGCCATGCGTACCTCGTTGTTCTTGAAGTACGGCAGGAAGACATCGACGTAGGAGCCACCGACGATCTGGTCGGACTGGGTGAACAGACGGAGGATCTGGGTGATGTGGTTGCGTTCCTCCGGGGTAATCGTTCCGTCCTTCCACTGGTTTACGTCACGCTGGAGGGAGGCTTCCCACTCCCCCCAGAACATGCTCTCATGGTCGATTGCATGGTTGACGAACTCAGGAAAGGCGAACGGTTTGTAAGTCGTAGAGACTTCCGTCAGCCTTGACATGCCAGACATTCCTCCTCATTGGCTGCGTCTTTGAGTGCGATCCGCTCGACTTTCTGGGAGACCTTATCTCCTGTGAAGCCAGCAGTGGTGCGGAGGTAGTAGAGACCTTTGAGTCCCTTCTGCCACGCACTCAGGTGGACTTTGTTGACGTATGACTTCTGGGCACCGAACGGGAAATACAGGTTCACCGACTGGCCTTGGCAGATGAACTCCTGCCGGTCAGCGGCGTGTTCCACCACCCAACTCTGGTCGATCTCGAAGGCGGTCTTGAAGACATCCTTCTCCCACTCGGTCAGGAAATCGAGGTGCTGGACTGAGCCGTTGTTCAGGATGATCGACTGCCATGTCTCATCGTCATCCTTGCCGTAAGTAGCGAGGACAGCTTTGAGATGCGGGTTCTTGACCAGATGGGAACCGGCACGGGTGCGCTGGGTGAAGGCGTTGGAACGCAGTGGCTCGATGGACGGGGAAGTCCCGCAGATCAACCCTGAGTTGGCGTTCGGGGCGATAGCCAGCAGGTGTGAGTTACGACGACCAGTGGTCACCATGTCAGGCGCAGAGCCTTTCTCACAGCTCAGGATCTGGGAAGCCTCGACGGCCTTCTCCTTGATGTAGCGGAAGATCCGCATGTTCAGGCCCGCAGCGATGGCGGACTCCCAAGGCAGACCCTTGGCTTGCAACAGGGAGTGGAACCCCATGGCACCCAGACCGATGGCGCGTTCCTGTGCTGCCGAGTAGACAGCCTTGGCCATGGCCTCCGGGGCGTTCTCGATGAAGAAGGTCAGTACGTTGTCGAGGAATCGCACCCACCGCTTGATGAACTCAGGGTCGTGCTTCCACTCGTCATACAGTTCGAGGTTGACAGAACTGAGGCAGCAAACAGCAGTTCGTCGTTCGTCTGTTGGGAGGTGGATCTCGTTGCAGAGGTTCGACCCGTGGATGCGGAGACCGGCGTTGCGCTGGACTTCAGGGAGCGCCCGGTTCGCGGTGTCGATGAAGTTGAGGTACGGCTCTCCGGTGCGGAAGCGGGTGTCGAGGATCGACTGCCAGAGTTCTCTCGCGTCGACCGTTTCCACCACCTTTCCACTATGAGGGCAAGTAAGATCCCAACTATCACCGGCAAAAACGCGGCGCATAAAATCGTCAGTGATGTTGATGGCATGATGGATGTTGAAGCATTTGCGGTTGACATCACCGCCAGTGGGTAGACGAATGTGCATGAACTCGACGACATCTGGATGTGAAATGTCGAGATATGCAGCATAACTGCCTTTTCGTGTACGCCCTTGGCGGAACCCTTCGACTGCACTATCGGCAATCTTCATGTGCGGGATCGGGCCGACTGACTTGTCGGAGACCGCACGGATGGCTGACCAGTGACCACCGACACCACCGCCCAGCATGGAGAGCCAAGCGAGTTCGGACTGGTGATCGACCAGACCCTCACGACTGTCCGGTACGAAACTCAGGAAGCAACTGATGGGCATGGCCTTGGCGGCATCACCGGGAGCCGGGGCATTGGAAAGAATCGGGCTGGAGTACATAGCCCAGCCTCGGGATACGTCATCGTAGATGGCTTGTGCAAAAGCCTTGTCGCCCTCGCAGAAGGCCAGTGCTGGCCGTGCGAAAGCCTCTTGAATGGTCTCCCCTTCCCTCAAATAAAAACCCCGCAGGAGGTCACCTGCGAGGTCTGAGAGGCGAGCATCACGCTCGGGGTGAAGGGTGAGACCGTGGTAGTTAACGGTCGTCGCCATGTCCTTTGATTACACCTCGGTTCATTCGATCTTCCAGTTTCTTGATGTTGGTCTCGGCCACCTCCTGCATGGGGATTCCCAGCTCGCACAGGGCTTGAGAGAGCTGCCAGAGGATGTCACCAGCCTCTTTCTTCAGCGCCTCGTAGAAACCCTCTACGCTGCCGAAGCGGGCGGCCAGATCGTCACCCCGCTTGAACTTCGCCATGAGGCCAAGGAACTCCCCGGTCTCCTCAGCGAGGGCGTAGAACGGGTAGTCCTGCTCGTCATACACAGCGAACTCGCTGGCTTTCTTCTGGTACTGGTCGAAGTTCATGCAGCAGCCTCCTTCAGGAAGAACTCGGAGACGGCTTCTTCCAGCTTCTCCAGCTTCTTCTCGTACCAGCGGGCCTTCTTCAGATCCTGAACTCCGGCCTTGCCACGGTAACGCCAGCGGTACTTGAAGCTGTTGCCGCGCAGGTAGCCACGGATTTCGTCGACGCTTTCCAGCATGTTCACCATGGCGTCGAAGCACTCCATGTTGATGTAGTCCACATCATCGAGCAGAGCGCCACGGACATGGGCCAGCAGCGGGTCGAGCTTGCGCTGGTAGTGGGACGGATGATTCACGGCGTCCATAACTTCACCTCTTTCTTCTTGAAGTCGTAATCAGATGCCCGACAAATCCGGGCCACTCTTGCTTGGGTCAGTGCCTCGTCCTCCCCCAGACCTGCCTTCTCGAACAGCTCCACGACCTTGGGCCATCGTTCTTCCGGGGCGAGGTCTTTGAGGGCTTTCTCTGCACGGACGGCACCGATACCGGGGCAGCCTTTGTACCCATCGGTAACGTCTCCTGAGAGGGTCTGAATGAGGTGCCACAGGTCGGCATCGTCCTCGCTTACCTCGAAGACGCCGCGCTCCTCTTTGTGGCTCAGGTAGTGCAGACCGGGGATGGTCTGGAGATCCTTGTCCTTGGTGACGATGACCTTATCGCCCTTGAGCTTCTTCCATGTGGACAGGATGCCCAGCACATCGTCGGCTTCGAGGGAGGGACGGATGAAGGTCTCGTAGTTCTCGGCAAGGTGATCCTTGAGGATCTTCAGCAGCATGGGCTTGCGTTGCCCGTTGCGGTTTTCCTTGTAGGTGGGGAGGACATCTTTGCGCCAGTTGGCGTCATCGGAGATGGCCACGATGATGCGGTCAGCTCCAATACTGTCACTTAATTCCTCGATGCGACCCTCCAGCTTGGCCTTGGCAGGTTCTTCCCAAGCATGGAGAGTCCAGAGGCCATCACCCCAATGGATGGGTTCCTCTGCACCGGCAGCGATTTCATAGGCGAAGATGTCCCCGTCCATCAGAGCGATGGTGGGCATCAGTGTTTACCTCCGGGGAAAGCGTGTAGTTCGGCGGGCGGGTTCTGGCTGGCCTTGTGGTAATCCTCGATCTCACTCAGGATCACCTTGGCGGCAGACAACAGGATCTCTTTCATCTGGCTACAGAAGCTCTCGTCGCAAGCCTTGGAGAGCTTGGCCAGATCCTCGACCCGCATCTTCAGGGGGTCATAGATGAACTCGATCTCATCCACGGGTGGATACCTCCTAGCGCGTCAAAGCCGCCCAACTCACGGGGAACAGCGGCTCGATGATGCGACCAACCTCATGAGCCAGCTCTTGGATCTCCTGCTGGGCATGACTGTCGGTGCGCTTGTTGAAGAAATTGGCGAAGGCGAACAGGTTGCCTGTCCAGATCCAGTTGACCTCCACCCCTTGGGGCAGGATGAACCGGGCCTGTTCCGGGCATACCTCGTTGGCGATCATCCGTTCGTACACGGCGATGGCCCCTTCGCACTGCATCCGGTAGACGTTCAGCCACAGGTCACTGTCCGGGTGAACACCACCAGAACCCTGCTTGGCGTTGGCAGCCTTGCGGCGGAAGTGGTCAGGGATGAACAGCTCAGGCTTGCTGCTGATGTACCGGCGTGACTCCTCGTTCTCCACCAGTCCCTGCTTGTGCTTGAAGCACTGGGTACGGATGGGCACCGGGGCACCCATGCGAAGGGTGATGGCGGTGTGAGCGAAGGGAGTCCAGTGTTCCGGCATCCGCTTCACTTCGAGAAGAATCTCCTCGATGATCTCCGGGTCATCACAGCAGCGGATCGAGTCGATCAACTCCCGCCACTTCTTGGTGGTACAGCCTCGGGCGAGGAACCGGATCAGACCGGCGTTCTCCTCCGGGGTGAACATGGAGGCCAGCTTGTCGAAGGACACACGGGCCGCATTGGCTACGGAGTCATCAGACCCCATGTGGTCAACGTATTCAGCCTTCACTCTCAGCCTCCATGTACTTGACCAGATCCTCGTAGCCACCGATGTGGACGTTGTTGTGGACGATCTGGGGGACGGTCTTCACACGCCAGCCAGCGAACAGCTCCATGGCCTCGTCGGACTCCAGCACGTTGACGACCTCATAGGTCTGGTGCCGGGATTCCAGAAGCTGCTTGGCGCGGATGCAGTAGGGACAATCGGGGGTGGAATAGACGATGAACATCAGAACTCCTCCTCCTCGATTTCCAGACGGACACCCGCGAACATGGTCACGCTCGGGGTCTGAATGGTCTTGCGGCCAATGCCCCAGACATGGCGGGCTTCGGCTTTCAGTTGGTCGAACTCGTCCTGAGTCAGGATGATCTTCTCGATGCGACGACCGTTGCGCTCGGCCTCGGCTTGGGCGTCGATGATCTGTTCACTGATCGGTTTCGCGTAGACGATCTGCATGTCACTTCTCCTCGTCTTCCATCAGGTTGTCGACCACTGCCTCGGTGCCCTCATCCACGGCTTCCATCATCAGGAGACCACCGAGGATGGCCCACAGGCCGGGGTTGCTGGTGGTACTCGGAGTGGTGGAAGTGGACGGTGGGGTGACGTTGGTCTGGGTGCGATTGCGTGGCACGGTTACCGGCTTCGGAGTGCTGATCCGTGGGGCCGGGGTTGAGATGCGCGGCATCGGGGATACACGCACGACCGGGGCAGAGAAGCTCCGGGCTTCTACCGGGGTGGAGGCACTCAGGCCACCGAAGGTAAGGACTGCTGCCAGCGCAGCGACTGCGAACTTGGTCATCATTTCTCTCCGTTGGTGTACTCAAGAAGGGCGCGACCGGCGGGGGTGACCCGCCAG